TTTTTTTTTTTTTTTTTTTTTTTTTTTCTCCGTCATTTATACCTAAGGGTGGAGATGACCTAGACCCACCTATAAATAGGTGTTGCATAACTCACAATTAAGTTTCGTTATACAATAAAGGCTTGCCATTCTCACCTAGGACCCTTACCATGTAGTCTCCGAAGATCATAAATAACTAACAGAGTTACTGTTAGAATATCTCCCTTCCTCATTCATACATCCATACGTTCTGGGTTTCATTCACACTGATAGACGATAAATTCATATCCGTTTGAATAGCATTTGTCTTATATATAAAATTTCATACGACATAGATTATATAAGATTTCTCTATGAAGTCATTAAATTCTGGTATTTAGAAACTGAAGTGAGGTCCTTCAGTTCCCTCCCATACATGATCATCTAACGATTTCCATGATGGGGCTTTGAACTCGACACCTTTTATCAACCAAGCTGCTGTTAATTTCTTAACAACTTGGTCATAGAACTGTCGACCTCGTGAGTAAGCCAGTCTCGCACACATTTCAGAGTTCACAAGACTAGCTGCTCGTTGATCCAAACACCGCCAAATCCAATTGGCGGTATCGGTAATGGAAGCCTCTTCTAAAGGAGCCATCCATTGTTTTGGTCTTGTTGGGTGAGGCATAAAACCTCTCTTTAGATATGTTGCTTCTTGTAATGAACAATACTCTCTAACCTTTCCAGACTTGAGAGCATCAGTCATTTTAATATCATAACGGGCAAACCACTCGATTAATGTTCTATTGTTAAACCAGCCTATAATTTCTGGTTTAACAGCCATAATCAGGTCATCACCATTATGGTATAATAACACAAACTGTTTAAACCAATATAAATCGGCAAAACAGCTTGCATTCTCTTCAGCAAGGCCAAGATATGCTACACGTATATATAAGGAATTAACCATACTATTACGTATAACTGTCTCAGCATTGCCAGAAGGTAAACCAGCAACTGGTCTAAAGACGAGATTCTTTGCAATATGCAACCCCTGTGATACTTCCATTTTGATGCACTCTCTAATATTCCAATTCTTATCCTTTGTTTCTTGATCTTCTTTGCTAAGGAAATCATACCAGACGTTGGATATATCGAAACATTTCTGGAGAGCTGTTTGATTAAGACGTGGTCCATAACCTGAATAGTCTGCCGTTAAAATATAGGGACTAAAAGCTAATAGTGAATTAGCCAGGTATGACCACTCTTCGCCTTCTGGATTAATACCTATAGTATTTTCACAAGAGAATCTTGCTGTTTGATAAGCTACATCAAAATCTAAGAAATACTGCCTTTGTGCGATAGTTAAATCTACAGGTGATATCTCAAAGATTCGAGTTTTATCAAAAGCTTTTGTTTTCTCAAGAAGGATGCGAGAATCTTTCAAACACCCAGAAAAGTACGAGCTTGGTACAACACATTGGGAGCGCATCTTTTGTTTAAGATCTAAGACACTAGATAAATCCTTATGGATTTTCTCTAGTTTTCGTCTACCATCGGGATATTCAGAAAATTTGAATAGCCAAGACTTGTTTGTTGCGTTACTTGGTCGCATCTTAACCCAAGGATAGCCTTCTGAAGTTGTCATTTCCATTGGTTCATAACCTTGAACAGTTAAACCCTCTACTGCCTCTTTAGTGGTTAAAACGGCAATAGTTTTAACAGGTTTACACTGTACTACAAGTTTTTGACACAAATCAGCTGCTGCATCGTCAAGATTTTGTCGATCAAATTCCTTAACTTTCATACATCTCTTCGACATACCTGCTAAGAAAGGATCACCTTTTACAGCTAATCTAGGGTCTTCACTTGATAAAGGTGCTGGTTCTGTTGTTTTTGGGAAAACACCATGGATTTCTGATGGAATAATCTTAGTATCCTTTGGAGAATGTACCATCATATTATAGTCTAATGTTCCGACTATACCATATTCACCAGGTAATACATAAGTATTTTCCTTATATTCCATTTGAGGAGTTACGAATTCAGTGATGGTTTCGGTTTCATCAATAAATGTTTCTCTAATTAAAATTTCACCGTAACCAATTTTCTCGCCTACTCCAGCCGTATGAATTCCAACCAAAGGTGAATTCATTGATGGACAAAATATAAGGGATCCACATTTTCCTGATCCACCCCAATTATACTGAAATCCTCTAGAGATATTCCAAGCATTCATACCTTTCTTTGATGGTACAGTTAAGGGAGTATTAAATTGGGTAAGATCCAGATGATGTTCAATGGCAGCATCTTGAAATCCTTCCATGATAATGCCTTCTCTAGGATAGTGTCCATCAAATCTCTCTGTAGGTATATACTTAACTATATTCGCAAATTGAAAAGGATATGATGCTGGTAGTTCGCCAATACCATATCCTTCTTCTGTCCAATGGAAATTCAATTCTGATAAAGTATAAGTTATACACGTTGTTCCTTTAGAAGAAACAACTCTAACAGTTGTAATATCCTTAGATTCAAAAAATTCTATATAATGTTTAATTACCAAGAATTTCTTATTATACAACCCTATACATCGAGATTTGTATTGAACATGATCTTTTTCTCCTATTAAAAAGAAAACATTACTTGAACATTTCTTAATAATATTTGAAAAAGATGTGTTATTTGATGTTGAAGAACACAACCTAATTATTTCTGGATCATTATTATTACCAGAACCTAGTAATTTCATGGCCTTAGCCCTCATATTAGATGAAGACTTTATTGTTTTATAATCTCCAGATGGATGGAGCTGAGGTTTAACTACAGCTTGAGTCTCATATTGTGGCTGTGTTGGAACCCATATTTTCGTAGGGTCATTATAAGCTCTTGGATTAAGAACTCTAGTCGACCAGTCAGCATCTGCTACATCTTTAAGAACGTAGCCTTGTTCCACTAATCGTCGCTCAGCTAGTGGAGAAGGAGCTGCTTGATGACACGAATCTGGTATGGTGTACATAATATATCCTATAGTAAGAAAACTAAAGAGGGCTGATAAAATACCCATAACCACTAATAGAACATTTATGACCTTCATAATCCATTTAAAGATGGTACATAACCCACTCCATAGAGCTTTCGAAAATCTCTTCCATCGTGGTTCAACTGGGATAGCATGCCCTCCTACGAGTTCATGACTATCCTTAACCTCTTTCTGCCAAAAAGCAAACTTTTTCCACCATGATTCTTTCATAGGTTCAGGTTCTTTTATATCTGGATTTATCAAAGTTGTCATAGCTTCTATTATCTCAGGAGGAAATCTTTCGATCAAATCTTTTTGTTTAAGTGGATCTTTAGATAATAATATCCATTTCTTTAATACTAGCCAATCGGTATCAGTCATCTTAACAAGAGTATCTGTCACTTTTCTTAACCACAAATTCCGTGTCTCAGGTTTTAACAAAATACATTTCGGATTTAACGCTGGTTTACCATTCTTCATAATATAACACTGAGTGAATGGAGTAGACAAAGTACGGCAATTAAGTTTATTTCCATAAACCATACTACTATACATAACTCCATCAACGGTGTTATATTCCATTGTTCTAGTATCCATAATTTCATGACAACAGTCTATAGGCTCGCCTTTATATGGAACACATCGAATATATGGCTCCATAACTTCACCTTCAACAAAAGTTTTAGCATATTCAGCCATATCGCTTATGCCATCAATACTTTCTGAAGATAGCATAGACTTATTCAAGTCTCCATCTTCATACAGTATATTAGGCCAGCGAAACTTTTGTCTTGAAGTTGACGGCTGTGGATCTGTATCCATTTGCGGTTCAAGAAATGAGCTAGAAACCTTAGCATTTCCAATCCAATCCTTAAAAATTACGCTACTATCAACGGGAGTAACTCCAGATTTTTTAGCTAGATCAACTTCAAATTTGGAAAATTGATCTTTTACATTATTTAAGTAATCATCAAGTGTTGAACCAGTTGCGTTATTTAATAATTCTCTGTGCTTTTGACACCGATCAGCATAAACACGCGACTCTTGATTATGATAATTCCTTGATGACTCAATGGCTAACCTAATAATTGCTGCCTTCAATGTTTCTCCTGGTCGGGGAACAATCTCCATCTTAGAAGAACCATTAATAGCTCGATTATTAGTATGTAAATAAGCTCTTGATTGTTCCAAATTTGATAATTGTTCCATAGTATAATGTTTTCTTGGATTACATATTTTATCTACATCTTTAGGAACCATTTCTATTAAGAAATCTCTCCTTCGGTTATATGCATCAAAATCGTGTATACCTGGCTCGTTCTCGAAGAACATCGAATTTGCTGTTATAAATAAATTTTGGAAATTAATAAATCTATCTTTATCTTCGACTCTAGCAAATGGTGGATTAAATGGAACAGCACTCTTCATTTGCAAGTACTGAACATACAATTGAGGTGCGGTTGATATGCTAACTGTTTTAAAATCATCAATAAAAATGGAAGAATGATTAAATCCGTCAAAATAATCTTGTCCAAATGTCATAGAGTAGCAAGATGTACGAAGACCCAAATCCTTAGCAACTTCATCACTAAGATATTGAGCGAGATTAGATTTACCACATCCAGCTGATCCACCTATCCAGCAACACCAAGGTTCATATCTTACGGGTGTTAAACATTTCCTATTTATTAGTTGTTGTTCTAAATCTGTTAAACCTTTTACTAGTTCTCTTATTTGTCGATCTAAATTAAAATTCACTTTAATCTTAGAATTACTTATCGAAATAAGAAATCCTCTACCTACGACAGCTAATTCAAAAGCTTTCGTGGTCCAATCGGGATCATCAAACACATGTTCACGTTCAGAACTTGCTAAAATGGCAAAACTTTCCATCATCCATGTCTTGAGACGATTATCGTCTATACCAGCTAATAAGGCATAATCTGATTTTCGCAATCCAAAATTGTCTAGGAAGCGATGAAATACTCTCTTCAATAACCTTACATTATCAGAAATGAAATTACCAACATTGTAAGAGCTTCGTGTAGCTTGTCCAATTCCAAAAAGACCCTCACTTATCCCTTTCCAGGACGGAGGGCTCGACTTTATCTTACAGAAAGAGGTTATACATCCATATAACAGTCCCGAATATTCAGATATAGTATCATTATACTCCATTTGTGGTTCCGGAACTTCCTGCGGTTGTTCTTGAGGACTCTTCTTTTTAGAAAAAGATTGAAATTTGGTGACCAAAGATTGCCACACATTGCCTATTGATTTAGACAATCTAGATAGTAAATCCCACGAAAATCCAAAGACTTGATGAAATAGATTTACTACTGCCCATGCAACTGTTTTTACCGTTGGTGATAAGATAGCATAAATAATGTGGGTAAATAAAGAAAACATTTTATCTGATACTGTTGAAAATACTTTCTTCAACAGGAACCATAAACCTTCACTAGATTTATCCTTACATGTTTTAGCTGTTTCTTGTAATGTCTCATTAGATATTTCAGGAGGGATTATCATATCAGCTACATTTTCTAATTTCTTAGCCGAAGCTGATATTTGCTGAACTGCATCAGCTACGCTACCTGTAACAGACACTATAGATTCGCCTGCTTTTTCATGCGCTTGACACGCCTTCTTAAAGGTTGAAAATATTCCTTGAGGAGCAGGTTCAGTTTCCATTTGAGGCTCTGGTGTTATAGTAGTTAAATTCAGTAGTTCAGGGAAACCTTGCCAGCATATATTATCAGTATCATCGGAGTATGAGTAATAAACTTCGATATTAACTTTAACATCTACTGGACAATGTATCCAAACATATAATCTTCCATTATTAAATTTAGCCCGGCAGGGAACACAGTATCTAAATTCCTCTTTTTGATACCAAGGCACTTCCACTCTAAACGTATTATTTACAGTTAAACTTTGAGAAAAAGTAGCATAAGATGTTAGCATAAAATCTTTCAACTCTCTAACTGGAGAGGAAGACTCTACAAGCGCTTTATCCCAACCTATATCATCATCATATCTATGTTGGACATAGATCATGGTGCCTTCAGGGAATGATGCTCCAGTATCTGTATTCGTGATAAATAAATAACGTAAACCACCTGTATATCCTAGATAAGCTGTATTTAATAATGAAACTAATCCTTCCCGAGCTCGATTATCAAATGTTCGAGATTCATGTTCATTCAATTTTCTAAAAGGGTGAACACAAATTTTAGCAAAAGCACAGCAGTCTCGAGGGAATTTTTCATTACATGCAGTACCCGAAATCGAACAGAGACTAATATACCTACGCATAAGATCCTTAATATCAGGTGTTTTCTCACCAAAGGTCAAAAGTCCCATTTTTGTTATCATAGCTGGGGTTTCTAACGATGTAATTGGAAGATTATCAATTTGCGGTGCTGCCTGAGTATAGCTATTTTTTGTCCATAAAAGAGTACCCTCAGTATTGTCACATTGTACCCATTTAGATCCGTTGTACTTCATAGACCAATCACTATCAGACTCCCAAATACAACAACACTCCAATTTAATTTCTGGTGTCATAGTATTATTAGCAATAGCTTTGGCATACTTAATAGCCTTCTCAGCCGATTTTACAAATACTAATCCTTGAGCATTTGAATTTGATAAAATAGGATCATATACTCCATAGGTAATAGCTGAAATATCGGAAAATTGCTTACCTTTTCTCGTTACAGTACCACCTTTATTGTTATAATACACTAAGATATCCACTTTCGTTGAGGTTTTATCATTCAATTTATAATAACAACCTTTTTCACAATTAAGATAACCAGACCATCCATCAGACACATTTTGAATATACGATGTAATAGCATATTTATTATCTTTAATTAGAAGATTTCTTTCCCATGTTGTATAAACTTTTGCTTCTTTATTATAACATTTTAGATAATAATCTGACGGCGGCTTAATTGATGTATTCCAAATGGATCCTAAAATTGAGTGACGAGGGATGGCTAATTCAAAATCATCGCCAGCTGAAATAAACAAATTAATATAAGCCGATGGAGGAACTCTATCTGTAACTATAAGTGGGTTAACGACTACTAGATAAAAATTAGTTAAAGTAGATGTTCTTCGAGAATCTTGTAACCCTACATTGTCAGCCCATGCATTCTCATTGTACCATGGTATTTCAACACAAAATTCAGTTTGTTCACCAAAATCTATAATCTGATGAGGACAACTCCTTAATACATCAATGGTAGGTTTATAAATTGTATCTCTGCCACTAACATATGGGACAAACCCTCCAGGATAAATAGCAAACATTAAGGATCCAGTATGAAATGCTGTAGCAATCATTTGTATTGTTAATTTTAAAGAACCTCTAAAATAGCCAAAACAACTTGATATAACCGAAACAGGAGGATAGACATAATTACCCGAATTTGCTCGATAATAAGATGGGGAAACAGAAGAATTACCTCTAATCTCACTTTTAGTCAATGTTGGTGACGCTAATCCTGCATATAGGATAGATCCTGCAGGATTATCCATCTTCCATGTTATTGTAGAAAGGAGTCCTTTACGCTTAATAATCCACGGAATTGTAGTCTCTTCTTGAGAACCCATAGATATTGATTGAGCTCTAGGATCAGCGCGTAATACATTAACCGGATCAGGTATATTACTCATATACGAAATAGATGGCATGGCTTGAGGAACTAAAGACATCGGTTGCAAAGGATAAGGAGGATTATCTCTATTTAATCCTCTCCCTATTGTAGTCAAAACTTCCCCACCAACGTTACATAAAGACCCAATGGTGTCCATCTGAGGTTGTATAAATTCAAATTGATCTGAATCACTGTCTTTTGCTGGTACATTTCGATATCTATCTACAGTGCCGTACATTTCAGGATTATCAAAGCAGAAAAATAATGATACAGAAATGGATGGGGATACCGAGTCTACAACAACTAGGGGATTAAAAACTCTAACGCATAATTGCCCCATAGTAAGATCCCCTTCAGTAACCCGCATAAGAGAATCGGGATAGTGATAAGGAACGTGTAACTCCACGCTATTATTAGTACCTGCTGATAGAAAAGCATGATTACGTTGAACATCATTACCTATTAATCTATAAGCATTAATGACTTCACCGCTACTAGTCACCTGTCTACCAGCAAAATATACGAAGCTAACAATTAAACTACCCATCTGGTAACGATTTGAATTCATAACCAAACGGAACTTGCAATTAGTATGAAACAGTCGATGAGAAAAGAATAATTGGCTATTTAAAGCGCTGTAATTTTGAGAACTAATAATATTATTATATGTATCGAATACAAATATAGAATTACCTGCGCTGTGTGAAGTTGTCCAATTAAATTTTCCATAATATAGCCATCTATCAGCCATATTACTATACGTTTGAATCTCCTTAGGAATAGCATGAAATCGAAAAGATCTTTGATTCCCTATTCCTTCACCTTGTTCTACTTTAGGCTCTGTTATTACAACATTACCTTTATGAGAAGATTCAACTGGAGGTTTACCTCCAACACCCTCAACATCCATTTGAGGCTCAATAGCATTGGTTAAGCTATCCAAAACTTGCTGAAATTGATATAATTTATCAGCGCTTTCTGCACACCGTCTAATTTTATAGGTCAATAGACCTATGGCTAGGCAGCGACCTAACTCTGTCTTACTTAATTTAGAAATTAATGAGTGGAATCTTTCCACTCGGTTAGGTTTATCTGTTTGAGGCAAACAGGGCCCTATTAATAAGTTACTATAATCTAGCATTAAAGGTCGTTTTCTTTTTTTAACCTGCTTAATGCTAGTAGCTACAATTTTACCAATCGAATTATTAATTAATTGATTAGGACTTTCGTCCTTTACAACGCTATTCTCATAATAGCATTGTGGAGGAAATTGCTCCACTTCAAAAACTCTCTTACTTTTAAGAGTACGACGCTTTCTCTGCCGTCCGTCCACGATTTTTGGGTACCGTTGTGCTATACCCTTAACCAATTCAAACGCTTCTTTGCGTTGAGCTAAATATAATTTATAGGACTTAGTGTAGTCCTGGCGGGCCTCTTTGGGAGTCCAGGGGGCGGGATCATCATCAACAACTGTTAGACCAATTCGTAATGTTGATGAATAACTTATTGGTGTAATTATTTTAAACTTTTGTTTATTTTTAAAAAGTTTAATAGATCGATCCGCACGATCTAAAGCTCTTCCTTTTTCAATTATCTCTTTATTAATAGAGAATCCTTGAAATAAATAATCAAATTCTAAATTATTAAGCTTAACTTCAGATTTAAGCAATTTAATAGAAGATTTCTTGATGGTCTGAACTGGAACAAATCTTGGAAAGGCTGCCATATTAACAAAATTGATTATAAAGGGAAATAAAACAAGTGTATATCAAACAAGGAAATAAAATCAAATCAATAATTGTTGTCTGCATATAAAAGGAATCGATGTCTTTCCATCCGTCACCGTCTGAGGACTAAGTTACCAAAATGATAAATAGTTAACGACTCCTCTGCGGACGTAGCAAGCCGGCCTACATGTTTATACTGAAACAAATTGTACTAAGTGATTAAAGGCTATTCACTTAAGTCGCAGTCTAGCGTTCCCACGAGATCCTTATAAAGTTCGAATACTAAAGTTACGTACTTATACTCATTCAAAAGAGAAACGATACTATTCTCCTCTATATACTATCATTATTATAATTATAGGGGACCGTAGAGCTTTGGAGAGCACTCTACGCCACAAGAATATGAGTAATCTGGTTCCAACTTGCCATATTCATCATCTACAATGGATTTATGTAGACTAGTACACTATAATATATAATAAGTCAAATATATAGAAAGAACTATACCTGGCATAAGCATATAGTAATTGAATTATTTAAAATTTACGATTCAATCCTAACGAACTCGTTCTTTTACTATTTATAATTCGTTCAGGTACTTACTAAGTTATCTAAATATTTTATTCACTTCAAAATGAAGCCCCGTTCTGAAACGAGTATTTTAATGTTTTGTTACTAATAGAGGGTTCTAATAAATAGATAGCCTCGTGAACTAAAGTATGTCTTAAAATTAAATAAAATATCTACTGTTCTCTGCTTGAAATTAACTTTGAACAGATTTACGACCCTTGTAGGGTAAGATGTATGGAGGGATT